TCCAAACCAGGCGTTAACCAGTCCGACCTCCACGGGATAGCCCAGGGGTCAACACCTTAGATCCGTTTAACGGGACATCGAAAGTGTTATAAGGAAAAATGGCAGAAAAAGAGGTAACGGAGGTTACTCCCCAGTCCGAAGAAACTGGCACGGAGGAACTGACCGAAGAAGAGCAGCTCTGGGAAGATGCTGAGGATGGTGAAACTGAAACTTCCAATGAACCCGAAGAACCAGAGGAAGAAGAGGATGAGGACCAGGAAGATCCTGAGCAGGAAGACGATACCACTCATGATTATGAGAAACGGTACAAGGACCTAGAGAAAGAGTTTCACAAGCGAAACGAGGATAGCGCAAGGCAGCGTGAGCAGTTTCAGGAACTAAGGGTACAGAACCTGGAGATGCAAAGGCAGATGGATGAATTCTCGAAGGGACCCGTAAGGGAACCCGAGAAAAGGCCACCCACGCCGGGATCGGAGGAGTTCTTCGACGAAGATGACCGGCAGACCATGGACGAGTTTAGTGAGTTGACAAAGACTTTTACTAAGATCGCCCAGGCGGAAGTAGCGAAGGCAGGTAAGGGCACGGATGTGTCCCAGAAGATTGAGACACTCGAAAGGAGTGTCAAGGATCGGGAGTACCAGGACTTTTTAGTCCAGCATGAAAGTCACATGATTAACAATGTTGGAGAGAACTTTAGAGACCTGGATAGAGATTCCGATTTTCAATCATTTGTACTGGCAAGCCCCGCTATGACAAAGATGATGACCGAGAGCGTAGATGCCAGGGATCATGCTTCCGTTATGAACCTTTATCTGCAGACAGATGAGGGGAGAGGGTGGAGAACAGAGCCGGATGCGGAGCCTACTGAAAAGGCTAAACCTCAACGTAAGGAATCTCGAAGAAGAGCGGCCTCGAGTTTAGTTAAAAATTCTGCCCCTAGAATGACTAAGAATCCTGATAGTATGTCGGCTGAAGAGCTCTGGGATTCTATACCCGATGATTAATTTTTTTAAAGGAGTTGACCTATGGCAGCCTATGGAGCAACCGGGACATTAACCGGACAAGCTTATGGTGACCTGAGCGCAAATGATGCGTTCACTATTCAAAAACGGATGCTTCCGATTGCGAAGCGTCTGCAGACTTTTGCAAAGTTTGCACAAAAAGAAACGAAGCCTCAGAAGCAGGGTCTTGAGATCAGACACCGCAGATATGAGCGTTTCCCGATTACTGACACGCCTATTGCTGAAGGTGTAACGCCGGACTTCACAAGTCTAGAGCATACAACCTTGATGCATACGCTCAAGCAGTACGGTAGCTATGTAAATACTACCGATGTAATGCTTGCGGCTTCACATGACCCGGTTCTCAAGGTTATTACCGAGAGACAGGCCCAGCAGGCTGGTGAGACTCTCGACTATCTTGCATACAAGGTGTTCCGTGGAGGAAGTTCTGTGAAAAGAGCAACCACTACTGGAACAGCAAGAACCGACGTTGATTTTCACATTGGTGGGGATACTCCTGTGCTAGGAACTCCGACCGCCACTACTGCAACACCGCATCTAATCCAGACAGCAATTCGCTCACTGGAGCAGAATGATGCGAAGAAGTTACGGAACAAACTCCGTGCTTCCGTTGGTATTGGAACAGAGCCTATCCGGGAATCCTATGTGGCTATTTGTCACCCTGATCTTAGACAGGATCTCCAGGGGTTGACTGGCTGGGTGAATGTTGAAAAATATTCAGACACCAGCGATGCCATGGAGGGTGAAATTGGATCAATCGAGGGTGTGCGTTTCATCACAACCACCCAGGCGATCCCATGGAAGGACGCTGGTGATACTGCTGGTGTATCCCATGCCGTAAGTACATCCGGCGTTAATTGTGATGTTTATCCTATAATCATAATGGCCGAAGACTTCGGTGGATGTGCCACTCTCGGTGGAATGGACAGCCTCCGGTCTAAGGTTGTGATGCCTAAGCCGGGACCAGGCGATCCTTTGGGACAGCGTGGAACGGTTGCTTGGGATACGTTTTACTCCTGTATCATATTGCAGGACCTTTGGATGTACAGGATTGAGTGTGTCGCAACGAAGATGTCTTAATCCTTAGTAACAACACCCCGGTCAATGGCCGGGGTTCACTTTTTATTTGAAAGGACTTTATGTCTGATTCTATTAAGAATAAAATCACCCGGGCCGCACAGGTATCCGGGTATAAGACTGTTGCCCATGGTTCTACAGGTACAGGAACTACAGAGAGGGACTATATTAATATCCCCTGGGGAGCGGTGGTTACTGATGTTAATATTATAATTACCACTGCATTTGCTGGTGGAACAACCACATGGTTAGCTGGTACGGGAGTTGCCACGGTTACTAGTCAGGATTTAGGAACTACACAGACTGCCGACCCTAATGGTTTCCTAGATATGGCGGTTGCTGGATATGGTTCTGCGGCTGTTGGTAAAAGGATTAATGCCACTGCTGCGCCAACAACCAGTACGGGCGAAGGTGTTGCAAATGGCATTTCCACTGGGGGAGTTCTTTTAGGAACCAAGCCTCCATACTCTCTTTCTTCAACGTATGGTTCAAACTCAGAGGAGAAGGTTGTCCCTGTTGTCTTAAATCAGGTTCAAGCGAGTTCTACCTCAACTGGTGGATCTTTAATCTGGTGGGTCGAGTACATGTTCCCAGCCAACATTGTCTGGGTACAAGCAGACCTGTAGGCACCATTCAGTGCTAATTAAGCCGGGGTTTCGGCTCCGGCTAACTTTTTAGGAGATATATATGTCAATAGCTGGTGGTTTAGTTGCAGTTGAGAATTTACCAAAGCAGAATCTAAGTTCTGCCTATGTTCCCGCTGGTGAAGGACGCTGGGTTGTTCTGTCTGGTGGTGCAAAGATGGCAATGGAATACACAAGGGGAGATCCCGTCCCTGAGGGTCACGCTATAATTAATATAGACTATGGAAGTGACATGTCAGAAATGGGTCCCGTTCCAGTAACCTATGGTGAATATACTCTCATGATACCCCGAGGCACTGACAGAATTGTACCTTTATCTCATGTTAACGTACTGAGTGACTGTGTTATTACCGAGTATTTTCAAAGGGATATGTCTTCCCAATTAACAGGGAGGAGTTCGAGAAGGTTCCCATTTACTGTTAAGAAGTGGCCTAAAACGGGGGATAAGGAGGGAGTCAGTATAGACAACCCTAATTCTGAAATATCGGTAACCCAACTTGAAAATGCCAAGGAACGTCACGAGGTCATAGAACTTGACCAGGATTAATGAATCGGAAAGACATCCGTGAACGAGTTGAATCAGCCCTACAAGATGAAGAGAATAGACACTGGAGTGATCGTGAGATAAACAGGTATATCGACGATGCCATTACAGAGTTTACAAGGATTGCGAGACATCCCCAGGTTGAAGGAGATGCCACCAATCCGGGTGGTACGACCCCCCTTGGCGAGGCGACCAAAACAGGAACGCTTACCGTCGATGGGAAGACGGCCACAGTAACATTTTCTTCTCCACACGGGTACACCGCAGGTGATGCTCTTCTTGTTGCTGACGGTGCTCCTAGCGAGTATATGGGACCATTTAATATCCTGGTTCCATCTACAACTACTATTACCTATACAGTTGGTTTTGGCGACAGTATTACTGACAGTGCTGTTTCTACTTTCCGTATAGGCCCCACCTACACAAAACCCAGTACAATAGCAGAGGTTGCCTCCGTTAGTATCAACGGGAGGGAGCTTGCTGTATACACGGAATCCCAGTTGAATGCTGCGGCCTCCAGTCGGGGGACGAGGCACTTCATGCTGGAGTCGTCCATGGGCTTTCATCCGAATGCCTTCTCATCCCCGGTTAATAGTACGGATAATACTCCCAAATGGAGGGAGCAGTATGGGCCGATTGAGGGGGTTATATTCAACAACAGGACATCGGACACATTCAGGATCTACCCGCTTCCAAAGGAAAACGCAGATATCTACGAGGACAAGGATGCGACGACAAAGGTCTTTCTAACCCTCAAAGTAAGGGGGGTCCCGATTACAACGAGTCTGGCTTCCGATACATCGAGCCCAACGGTTAATGCATACTGGCACGAGGCACTGGTCTTTGGAGCTTTAGAGAGGGCGTGGTTGAAGGAGAGCAAGGTTCAGAATGTCGAGAAGTCCCAGATGTACAGGATGAAGTTCATAGAGCAGGCCAACGAGGCGAAGCGTATGGAGGGGATGTCCAGTGGGTCTATCTCCGAGGGGAGAAACCGGGGGTCGATGACGATTAACAGGTATCTATGAGCCAAAGCACTAAATTTCCAGGGGGGTTAATATATCAGGCCTTTGATAAAGCTAGGAAGCTTTCAAGGAGTGCTGCCGCTAAAAAAAGGGGGGGAAAGCTGTCAGACGATTACCCTCCTGCATTAATAAAAACAAAGAAGGCACCATCTACTAAAGACGTAGCAATGAACATTATTAGGCGTGCGGACGAGGCAATGGCGTACCCGACGTTAGCGGAAGCAGACGAGGAGGAAAAAAAGAAAAAGAAGGAGAAAAAGAAAAGAATGGAACGTAGGAAGGGCGAAAGTAAAAAAATTTATGAGAGAAAAAACATAAGTGAAAAAACCCGTTGGATGCCTTGATGCATGACGAAAAACTCCACATGACCCCATGCCCAAACCAAGAGTGCAAGTGCACCAGATGTGACTGTAACCCCTGCAACTGCACCGAGGACAATCCGTGTGGTTGTGAGGAAAAGGATTTAAATGACCTTAGAGGAGGACAGTAGTGGCAGCAGGATCATACGACATAACGATTGAGCAGGGGGCGACCTTTAGCCTTCCTATCAGCTACAAGGACAGTGCCGGGGACGTTGTGGATCTCTCGAGTTCCTACACCTCCCGGATGATGATCAAGGAGTCCGCTGGAGGTACGACCATCAAGAGTCTGACCAACGTAAGCGGTATGACACTGGCGGCCTCTGGTAATAATATTATAATCGATATCTCCGCCACGGACACCGCAGCAATGGACTTTGACAATGCGGTCTACGACCTTGAAATTGTCAGTGGAGCATCGGTCACGAGGGTCCTTGAGGGCAAGGTTAAACTATCCCGGGAGATAACCGTATGAGTGTAACGCTCTCGCCCACCAAACATCAGGTCTCTGTCAGCCCAACGACCACAACGGTTACGGTCACCGCACCGGGGCCAGTGGGTCCACAGGGTGGAACGGGGGCTACAGGGGCTACGGGAGCAACGGGTGCTACAGGGGCTACAGGGGCGACTGGAGCTGCCGCAACAGTTGCAGCGGGAACCACAACAACGGGGAGTGCTGGTTCTAGTGCGGCCGTAGCAAACTCTGGGTCTTCCAGTGCTGCAACCTTTGATTTTACAGTCCCACGGGGGGACACAGGAGTAACTGGTGCGACAGGTGCCACGGGTGCGACAGGGGCGGCAGGGGTCATACAGTCGGTCACGATTAGTGGTAGCGACGGGGTTGAGATTGACTCGGGCTCACCGATAACAACATCCAGTGGGACTATTGCACTGGGGGTCAATAAATCCTCCCTGCTTTCTCATATCAATGTAGAAGACGGTGCAACGGCAGACCAAACGAATGCAGAGATCCGAACTGCAGTAGAGGCCGCAACAGACTCTAATGTATTCACGGATGCGGATCATACCAAGCTTAATGCAATAGAAGCAAGTGCAGATGTAACGGATGCAACGAATGTCAATGCTGCCGGGGCGGTGATGCACACGGATATCCCAGATTCAGACACAGGTTTTGTTAAAAGAACTGGTTCAAGTACCTACGACATCGACACTGCAACATACTCTTCAGAGGGGAATACAATAGCACTCGCAGTCGCACTATAAAGGAAACCAATGGCAAATACATTTAAAAGCGCAAATCTCGTAGCGACCACTAGCGGTGCCGATTTGATCACCTCTGGTGGCCAGTGTGTGATACTGGGCCTCCAACTGGGCAATATCACGAGTGGTGAGGTAACGGCAACGGTGCAGATAGAACCAAGTGGTGGGTCGGCATTCACGTTTGTAAATGCGGTTCCAGTCCCTGCAAATTCCACCCTGGCAGTCGTAGACGGTGACAAGATGGTTCTGGAGAACGGGGACAAAATAGTGGTCACATGCAGTGCTAATAGTTCACTCAACTGCGTAGCTAGTTACCTAGAGATAACATGAGATACATAGGTGCCCCTAACACCGCATACGGTGAAGATAGACGTACATATAAGGAG